ACACCTCGATAATCACGTTTTTTAGGTGGTGCTTCCTGTAACCACTTGCCTGCTAGTTCCATTAGTATCTCCTTCTTAAAGCATCAATAGCAGCATTTCTTTTTTGTGATTGGCTTCCAATAAAATCAATAGCCCCACCCATGCTTCTTGGGCTTCCGTCTGGCTCATACCCATATAAACCAGTGCCTCCTAGAGGTTGTGAATTCAAACCTTGTGGAGTAAAAAAGCCAAGTAAAGCATTACCATACTCTTGTACGTATGGTAATTTTTCTTGTATAAAATTACTTAAAAATTGTGCTGGGTTCATTAGCTTACGTATTTTGCTTGGAAGCCAGCACCTGTTGCTGGAAATTGATCGGCTTGACCATATTGGCCGCCTCCATAAAGCCCATTATTTAACTGGGTTTCTTGCTGTTCTAATAATGCGCGTAGCTGCTCTCTTTCCTGTTGCTCATAAAAAGCATCATTAGCTTGACCTAAGCTCATAGGCCGCTGTCCATCCATCCTGGCCATTGGTGGAAGCTGTGGCCCTAGAAAACTCTTGCCAGCGTCTCTTTCAGTAGGAGGCGTTCTAGGATCAGTTAATTTTCTTTGTATATTTTCTTGTTTCCGTGCACCTCTATGTGCCGCAGGATTAATAGCTGGTGGCATCTGTGCAAGGTAACCTGCATTGCCAATAGTTCCACCTTGAACGCCTAATTGCCCTGGTTGCTGAATATATCTACGCATAACTTTTATAACTATTATGAACTATTCTAAGGGTTCATAACCTGAAGTATCATCTAACGCCGAAATAATAATTCCATTACCTTTTAAATCCCATGTCAACAGTTGTCCTTCTTGCCAATCAAGGGTTTCAATGACTTCTTCTGGGATCTGAAAACACAGATCCCCGTTATCGTCTTCTTCTAACTCAATGAAATAACTCATCTTGTCAAAACCTTTTCAATTAATTTGTCAAGCTTATCATTTATACTATCAAACTCACGATTTAATTTCTCCATCTCTCGGATATAGTCTTGTTTTAAAACGTATTCAATTGGGAACCTATCGATACGATCTTCAAGAGTACGTAAACGTGCAAAAACTTTACCTGCTCCCCAGCCTACTCCTGTAACGCCTGCTATTAAAACTGCGATTAAGTGTTCCATTAATAATCTAGTTGTAACTTGCCGCGTTTCATAAGGCCAGTTACTAACCATACTAATGCGTCTACACAATCATCATGGGAGCTAACACCAAAATTAGTTAGTTCTTCAAACATGTTCGTAAAATTACGGTATCGATTGAAAACAATTTTACGATCTTCAAACATCCCCATGATTCCACGGAAACGTGCCAGCTTATCTGCACGGAAACCTTTGACCGGATGCCAAATTAAGTTATAAAGATTCTCTTCAGTTAAACAAACACGTCTAAAGTCTGCTTCCAGAGATGCCTGATACTGTACAGCTTCTGACCAAATGTCACATGTATTGTAAGTAGGGAACCAAAGGCCATCTGCTTGTTTACCAATAATTGACCAGTCATTTAATAATTCTTTTAATGCATCTAACTTCTCTAAATTACCCATGACACGAATTCGACGGTAATCGATAATATGAATCTTGTCTCCAATGCGTCCGCCCAGGACCATAACCGTGTAGTCATTCTTTTCTTTAATGCCTGCTGATAAGTCAACACCAATACCTAAGCAATCAAATTCAGTTGCAATTTCTGCTTTAACTAAAAGTTCAGGTGCAAGAGATAGCTCATTCTGCCTAATGATTTGATTCATGTATTGAAAACTAAAAGCAATTGGTGCTTGTCGTTTCTTTTCTTTTAGATAAGATAGTGACCACATCTCTGGCCAATACGAAACCTCTTCACCTGTTTCTTCATCATTTAAAATTGCTGACAACACAATTTGCATCCAATTATTCTGTGGACTAAAAGTTGTTGCATGAATATCATCATGTCGGAATCTGGTACCAAGACAGATTGCCCTGGCCCCTTCAAACATCGTTGGTGCAATAACTGCATTCCAGTTATCCTGCATCATCTTACGGATATCAGGGTTACCAATATCTGCAGCAGATTTCACAGGGTCATCAATGATAACCAAATGAGAACGTTTAGATGTCACTGAACCTTTTAGGCCAGCTGCACATAAAGTGAACTGTTCTTCGCCTGTGGTATCAATACCTGCAAACTTATGATCAATCGACCAGTACTCATTCGAGGTTACGTTCTTTAATAGCTTGACCTTAGGGAAAACGTTTTGATATTTCTTTGATTCAATGATCCTTTTAATCGTTGCTGATTTTGATCTTGCAATATCAACCGTATAACTTAGGTAAAGGATCTGTAGTGGCTTCTTTGCCATCGTGTGGATACCAATGGCCCATGCCGTATATAAACCTAGTACAGTTGATTTAGCGGACCCCCTGGGTCCTAGTAAGTCGATGTTAGGGCCAGCGATAGCTGTAAGACACGAGCTATCTTGATTGGTTACCAGTTGTTTGTGCCATTCGAGATGATGTGCTGCTGGTTTTTTATCCGCTACATATTCACAAAAGAAACCAAAGTCTTCTCTGGCTTTCTGAAAAATATCCTCCTGATCTGTCTTGCGAATGCGATGGTTAGCTGCAGCAGCTTTAGCATTCCTGCGATAAGCAAGATGAAGATGAGAAGGCACAATATCTGTTAGGTACGTAAGTTAAATAGTACTCTACTTTTTGCCTTTATGCTTTTTAGCTGCACGTGATGCCTTTAAACCTTTTGTGGCTAATTCTTCTGCTTGTACACCAGCTTCTGAAGCTGCTTTCTTTTTATAATATTCCAGTAGCTCTAAAGGTACTTTTACGTTATCCATTTTCTTCTTCTGTTTTTTGGTTCAGTAACTGTTGAAATAATTCAATGTTTTGTCCTTCTGGATTAGGGGTGTTAAGTCCTTGTGCGCTTAGCTCACGATTACGCTCAAGATCCATAAGCATTTGCTGAATATCCCGTTTATCAAACGGACTATTATTTTGTTGCTCAGGATTCAACATTTGAAAAATTAATCTTCAAATTGAATTCTAGCCCAGACAGACATTGCTGCTTCTTGTAATGGTCCTTCAATAGGATCATCTTTAAATACTGAGTTAAGTTCACGGATAGCTCGATCTGCTCCAGCAAGGAGCAGCCCCTTCCTATCCTTAGAAGAAACAAAAGCATCTACTTGTGCAATTGTTCCACGGATTTCTTTCTGCATCTGTGCAATACGTGCTACACCAGCATCACGTTTGACAGTATAGTTTTCAATATCTAAACGTAATTTACGTACGTCTTCCTGCATCTGTTCGATTTCATACAGCAAGACTTTTAGGTGATCAGGCTTTGGATAAACCTTTGCCACCCAATCATCTACACAGATAATACTGCCGTCATAACCAAGGAACTTGGCATAGATATAAACTTGAATAGGCGAAAAAGTATCTTCAGCAAAGGCATTAAACGATTCTCTGGAAGCAGAGTCTAAATTATCCAGCCAAATAGTAAAAGACTGGACGTTTATATCAGAATCGATATCCCTTTTGGGATTGCTTGTAATCGCGCTCTTCGTCTTTTTCAGAGAAGGTTTGTTGCTGTCGATTAGTTGCTCTTTGCTCACTTGCGCCTTTTCCAATTGTTTCTCTTTCTTCGTCGCCAGCTTTTTCCATCTTACCTAAAGAAAAATCATAGGCAACTTGCGCTGCCTTTTTATACTGGTCAATATCAAACCAGTCGTCATTTGCATAGGTATCATCTATGTCATCCCCAGGGGATGTAGAAGTAATACCAACCATTCCTGAAGCAGGGGGTTCTGCACCGACGACCATGATTTTCCTTTAAATAAAAGTTTTAACTAATGCTACTAGAAGTTGCTCATCATGGAAGCAAGACCTTGGCTGTAGATGTCACGACGACCTTCTACAGATTTCTGGCGTTGTTGACGCTTCTTAGAACCTTCTAACTTATCAAGCAATGCTTGGAAATCAGTTAGAGGTACAGATGCGTCACCTGAGTAAGAACCACCGTCAGAACCTGCCATTTTTATAAAAGCGATTATGTTTTAATTATACTATCAACTAAACTTTATTAACTCCAAAAACCTGACATTAAAGATCCAAAGATCTGTCCGTCTCTAGCACGACTAGCGACATCACGTTCGGTTGCACCTTGTAAACGAGTATTCTCTAGTTGATACTGACCTGATAAATTTGTATTGGCGAGTCCATATTCACCACGTACAGCTTCTGCCTCTTTTGCCCCAGTGTTAACAATCTCTTGTAACGCCAAGCCAAAGTTACCTTGGATTGTAGCTACTTCATTTTTTGTTAACCGATCTGTATCAGCTACATATTTACTAGTACGTTCTTGTGCCTGTGAACTATAAATAGAAGCATCTTTTGCAGCATCTGCTCCGTACATCTGCCACTTTGCTGTACTATCAGCGGCATAGTTATTAGATGCATTAATTAAACGTTGGATATTGGCATTTGCGTTTGATTGGGCAGCAATACGATCTAAAGCAAATTGCTGATCTCGCTGTGCATTGGATTCGGCTATCTGAGCACCAGACGCTCCACCACGATTTGCTTGGACACTTTTACTAAA